ATGGCAACGGAGACCAACATAGCAGCCACCACCGAATCCGCTGCGGGCGGCGCAGCTCGAAGGAAAGACCTCACCGATCTCAAGCTCAGAGCGCTGAGGCCGCGCGACAAGACCTACAAGGTGACGGACCGCGACGGGATGTATGTCGCCGTCTCGCCGACGGGCGCACTGTCCTTTCGATACGACTACCGGATCAGCGGCCGACGTGAGACGCTCACGGTCGGCCGATACGACTCCGACATCGGCGCGAAGCGCGCTCGTGATCCCGATGACCTCGACTACGGCATGAGCCTGTCGTTGGCAGAAGCGCGCACGTTGCTGGCGCGCGCCAGGCGCCTTGTTGAGCGCGGCGAATCGCCCTCGCGCGCCAAGGTCGAGAAGCGTGCCGAAGCCGCTGGGGCGATCACCTTCGGCGGATGGGCCGACAAGTACTTCGAGTTCAAGGCTGACCCGAAGAGCGGCGGGCTCCAACTGGCCGACAGCACGCTGGCGATGAGAAAGTCCACCTACCGCCGTGCGCTCGCAGAACCGTTCGGCAAGCAGATGCTGCACGAGATATCGCACCAGCGGCTGGCGACCCTCTGCGACAAGCTGAAGGCCGAGCGAGGCCCTGCAGTGGCGGTCCACGCGCGCGAGATCGTGCTGCTCGTATACCGCTTCGCGATCAGCAAGGGCGCGGATGTCTCGAACCCCGCCGAGAAAATCAGGCCAGGGGACATTGCCACCTTCAAGCCGCGGGATCGTCGTCTTGGTCCGGGAGAGCTGCGCACTTTCTTCAACGCGCTTGATGGCACGGCGACGACGCCCACGCTGCGGCTGGCGGTGAAGTTCGTGCTCCTCACGATGGTGCGCAAGAGCGAGTTCACGGGTGGCCAATGGAGCGAGATCGACTGGGAGACGGAGACCTGGCTCATCGGCAAGGAGCGCATGAAGGCCGATCTTCCGCATGCGATTCCGCTGTCGCAGCAGGCGCTCGACATTCTGACGACGTTCAAGACCTGTTTCGCGGCAAGTACGCACCTGCACCCCGGACGCTACGAAGCTGAAGTGCCGATCTCCGATGCGACGCTCAACAGGGTGATCGATGCAACCATCGAGCGCATCAACAAGTCGCTTCCTGAAGGTGCAGAACCCTTCGCGTCCTTCTCGGTGCACGATCTGCGACGGACTGCTTCATCGCTCCTGAATGAGGCAGGGTTCGACGAGCGATGGATCGAAATGTCGCTCGCGCACAGCCGCAAGAACACGATCGCTGGGGTCTACAACCACGCGCAGTACCTCGCGCCAAGGCGTGTGATGCTCCAGTGCTGGGCCGACATGCTCGATGCCTGGATCGCGGGCAAGTCCGCCGACGAGATCCGTGTCCGAGGCCGGCGTGCGGCACTCGACGCCGACTTAGAGATGGCCTGAGAGGCCTCGCCAATGGCAATCAGGGTGGTGCATTCCCATGCACCACCCCGCAAATCACAGGCTCTTGCCGCGGCCCGGCGTCGATCGCCGCAGTGCGACGTTCGGTAGCGGGGCGTTTGCTGCAGGCGAAGCCAGGCGATCAAGCAGCCATTGGTCCACTTCGCTCTCGATCCAAACCGCGCAACGCGGCGTGAGAAGTCGATGTTGAGGGAACTTGCCGGCGGCTTCGAGGTTGTGGAGCGTCGTGCGGCTGAGCCCTGTCTTGCTCATGACCTCGCGCCGACGGAGCGCACGCAGTGGTTGAGGTGCGGGCCGTTGCCGCTGCGTGTAGATCGACTGTGCCAATGCGTCTCGGCCAGTGAACGGAGGATGTGCGCTCGTGACTGGGGTGTCGAGCTGGGAGTGCGTGTTCTTGTTGATCAATTCCATTGTCTTCGTTGTGGTGGTGGGGATGGTGGTTGACGTAGGCGGCCGATCCCGGCGAATGAGGCGGCCAAGGGTTGGGCGACTGCCCGAAATCAAGTCCGGATGGCGACGAGGTTGCCGAAGTCGTCCATCACAGCGTCGAGGTAGATCTCTCGCCCGCAGACGGTGGTCGACACACGCCAGACGTCGGCCGAAACAGAGAAGTAGTTGGATCGCATGCGGAACCACGTGCTTTCGTTCAGGCGCCCGAAGTCGGAGGAGGCCCCAAAGTAGATTCGCTGGAATTCGTCGTCCGTGTGCGACAGGTGCCCGGCGGCGCGAGCGCCCACGGTCGGGACGCGCGGGCGGCGCATGGTGGATGGAGGGAATCGTGCGCGCGTTGTGATCGTTTGATTGGTGGCATTCATTCGTGTGTTTCCGGGCATGGCGCTCAGCGGCCGAGCTGGCGCGCGAGCTGCTGGCGTTGGAAGTCGAGGGAATCTGCGCGCTCGATGAAGGCATTGCGCCAGGCGGTCCACGGCGCGGCGCGGCAGGCGGGTGACATCAGATTCACCCAGGACACTGGCTTCACGCCGGCGAGGGTTGGCCAGGGCGTGGCGGACGCGGGCAACAGCTGGGCACGCTCGGTGGCCAGCGCGATCAAGTCGGCTTGCTTGATTGCCTTGGCGTGCGTGGTGCTCGCGACGTTGAGCGCGAAGCTGTTGCGGATGACGCGAGTGAAGCGACTCTCCAGCGTGTGCCAGGGCGCGCCGACCTCATCCTTCACGGGCGAGGCGAGGTCGTTGACAAAGGCCTCGTGGGCGTCGTGCATGAGCGCGGCGAATAGGCCGTGCACGTCGAGCTGGAACTCGATCTCGGCGATCTTGCAGACGAGCAGGGAATGCTCGGCGACGCTGTACGGCCGGCAGGTGGCGCCGGTGAAGCGGTTGATGAGGCTGAGGTGGTGCGCGATGGTGCGCAGGTTGATGGTGCCGGGCTGCGGATGCTGCAGCGACACCTCGTTGCCTGTGGCGGTGGTGATCCAGGTCATGGAGTCTTTCAGATGAGAAGGCGAGGGCGCTGCGGGGATCAGCAGCGCAGGCCGGCGAAGTCGAGGAAGCGCGCGTCGGGACCGCAGGCGCCTCGGGCGTCGCGCACCAGCACGACCGGCGTGGGCCCGAGCAGGCGCGCGTCGGGGCAGGTGCAGATGCGCTCGCCTGCGTCGTCGTAGGCGCCGTGGCGGCACAGCACGCAGCCGCGCTGCGGCGGGACCTGGATCCAGTCGCTGGCAGTGGCGGCGGGTGTCATGCGAGCGCCTTCCAGTGCATGCCGAGCCAGACGATGGCCGTGAAGAACACGCCGCCGATCGGGAAGCCAAAGGCGAGGCCCCAATGCAGCCCGGAAAGGAAGCCGACCTGGCGTTGGGCGAGCGCGTGAGTGGCGCCTTCTGCACGGCCCTCGCTGCGTGCGATTGCGACCTGGTGCAACAGGCGATCACGCAGCTTGCGCTCCCGCTCGAGGCGGGCCTCGTAGGTCAGGCGCGCGGCAGTGGCGCGGTCGGCGCCGCGCTGCGCTGTAGCGGCGTCGGTGAATCCGCCCTGGAGCGGGTGTTCGGGCGGTTGAGCGAAGGGTCGCTTGGTTCGCGTGGCTGCGGACGCGACGAGGGGCGACTCCGCCTGTGCGATGGCGTTCATGAAGTCTCCAGTGAAGAGAGCCGGTGGGGGGCGCGGGCTCAGAAGTCGGTGGGCGCGATCCAGCCGCCGAAGCCCCAGAGCAGGAGCAGCAGCAGGTAGACGAGGGGCCAGCGGACGCGCGGATTGCGGTCGGCCCAGGCTTCGAGGGGGAAGTGCGCGTGGCTCGCGCTCATGCCACCACCTCGTCGAGGCGCTCGACGTTGCTGATCGAGCAGCCGGTCAGCTGGTGGGCAACGCGCTGCGCGTGTTCGGCGTCGCGGGCCTTGACCTGGACGAAGGGCAGGACGCCGGTGTCGCAGGCGGCCGGGAAGCCGTTGCGGTCCGTGGGATGGAAGTGGCAGCGGTAGTTGCGCGAATCGATTGTTGGCATAGATCATCAACAAGAGTTGGTGATGCCAATGTATTGTTGCCAACAAACGTTGTCAACAAGAGTTTGCGTGGACGCAAAAAAGCCCGCTTGAAGCGGGCCTGGTCGTCTGCGGCGAATGAGGTCAGTCTGGGATGTAGAGCGCGCTCTTCGCGATGCCTGCCACGTACAGCAAGCGGTCCACGTTCTCAACCGGCACGCTGATCCGCGGATATGCCGAGTTGACCGAGTCGAGGTAGATCATCCCGTCGCGCTGATAGGCGAGCTGCTTGACCATCACTCGACCGTCCTTGGCGCGAAGCAGCACCTCGTCGCCTGGCGAAACCTCGTGCCGAGGTTCGACCACGACGTACTCGCCGTGCCGAATCCGAGGGCTCATGCTGTCGCCCTTGCATCTCACTGAGTAGGCACTTTCATCGCGACTGGCCCACATGATGCTGCCATCGCCGTGCCCTACCGGGGTTTCAAACTCAAAGAAATGACTGTCGTCGCCTAGCTTTGCTGTTCCGACCACTGGGATTCTTGTGTACACCCCGGCTGGAACGGCCTTCTCCATCGCGTCCAGTGGGGCAGGTTGTGTAGTCGCCGTCAACGCCTCCTCCAGTTCGAACTCATTCCCCTCTAACAGCACATCGAGGGGAACGCCGAAGTGGCGGGCAATGTGGGACGCGTATTTGGAGGCGCGGCTGTCGCGCTGCTCCAGAAGGCGGATGGTTTCCGCGGACGCGGATTCGCCTACCCCGCGAGAGATGTCCGCGAAGGACTGTCTCGTTCGATTGCGGAGCCAGCGAAGGTTGGAGCCGAGCGTCATAGAGCGAGAGTCTATAAACATTTGTTGCGCTTGAGTTCCAACAAGAGTTGTGTATCATCACAACAATTGTTGGAGATCGCGACGATGACGAACCCAAACGCGGGTGTGAGACCCGCACTTGAATACGCCATCGAACGTTGTGGCGGGAATCAGGCAGCGCTGGCGCGCTGTATCGGCGCAAGGCCTCAAGAAGTCTGGAACTGGCTGAACCGACCCAACGCTCGAATCCCGGCGGAGTACTGCCCGGCGCTTGAAGTGCTGACCGATGGCGTCAAACGGCGCTGGGACTTCCGCCCGCTCGACTGGAAGCGCATCTGGCCGGAGCTGGCCGCCAAGCAGGAGGGCGGGCCATGCTGACCACCGCCGAAGCTACTGCAGTGCTTCTGGACGCGCGGGCGGTCGGGCAGTGTGAAGAGACAGCGCTTCTCGCAGCGCTGCTACGAGCTGGCGCGCAGCCGGTACGCCGAGTACCAGTGTGGCAGGGGGTTGGCCTGCTGGTGCGGTCAGCGTCACTTGCAGCGCCCCCAGCGGCCCCATCGGCGACGCGATCTCGGTGAACTCGACGCCCACCTGCGCGAACACCATTTCAACGCTCAGTCCCTCGGTCTTCCGCTCGTTCATCAGTTTCTCTCTCGTGCGCTCAGTGGTGCGCAGTATCTCCACCAGTGCGCGGCTCATCCATAGCCACTTCCACAGGCCCATGCCATGAATGTCCAAACCGCAGCCTTCAACCTCGTGCATGACCACCCGGGCGGCACCTCCGCACTCGCACCGCTGCTCGGCAAGAGCACCTCGACGCTGAACCACGAAGTCGACCCGAACTACCCGACGGCCAAGCTCGGTTTGGCCGACTCGCTGAAGCTGACGCTGCTCACGAAGAACCACAGCATCCTGAATGCCTTCGCGATGGCCTGCCATTGCATGGTGGTGCCCCTGCCGAGCTGCGATGACGAAGCGGACAACGACACCTTCCAGAGCGTGACGCGCGTCGCCCGCGAGTTCGCCGAGCTGATCAGCCAGGTCAGCGAGGTCACGGCCGATGGCGCGGTCTCCGACAACGAGCTGCGCCGTGTCGAGCGCGAAGCCACCGAGCTGGTCGCCGCGATCCAGGCGGTGCTGACCGCGCTGAAGCTGCGCAACGAAGCGAGCCGCCCGAAGATGTTCCGGGAGGTGTGCTGATGAGCGCCAGCACGTTCACCAACCACATCACCGTGCATGACGGCCGCGACACGCTCGAGCGCCTGAGCGACGACGACCTGGTCAGCGCCAGCGAATCGGCCTACCTGCAGGCCGCGCTCGTGCGCCACCGCCTGGAAGCCGCGCGCCTCGCGCAAGAACTCGCCGCGGATCCCAGCGTCCGGTCGGCGACCTGCCGCAACTGCGAAGCCGCCTGCGCATCGGCCACGTTCTTCTGCGACGCCGACTGCCGCGCCGATCACCACGCGCGCCAGCGGCAGCGCGCTCGCCTGGGCCGTGTCATCTCCTGAGCATGGCAAACGCACGCGACTTCAAGGAAGACTTTGCCGCGGTCGGCCGTGCCGCGTTGGCGTGCGTCGACCGCCTCCTCGCTGCCTGGCTGCCCGAGGGGAAACGCATCGCCCGCGAGTTCAAGTGCGGCGACCTGAGCGGCCGCCTGGGCACGAGCCTGAGCATCAACCTCGACACCGGCATCTGGAAGGATTTCAACCAGGGCGACGGCGGCGCCGACTTGGTCAGCCTGTATGCGGCGATCGAGGGCCTGGAGCAGTGGGACGCCTGCCAGCAGCTCGCCGCGCAACTCGGCGTGACCCTGCGCAGCACCGCCGGCCACGCCTCGGCGCCGTCTTCCCCACGCGACAGCGCCGCGCCCGCGCGAGCCGACGTTGGGGGAGAAGCATCCTCACAGGCTCCGGTCGAGCCCCGCAGCGATTGGGAACCGATCGTGCCGGTGCCGTCCGACGCAGAGCCGTGCCCCGTTGCGCATACGCGCAGGGGACACCCGGAGCACACCTGGACCTACACCGACCAGGCCGGCCGCAAGCTCGGCGTCGTCTACCGGTTCAAGACGAGCGACGGCGGCAAGGAAGTGCTGCCGTGCGTCTACGCGCGGCACCGCGAGACGGGCCGATGCGAATGGCGCTGGATGCAGTGGCCCGAGCCTCGCCCGCTGTACCTGACCGCGCCACTGACCGACGACAAGGTCGTGCTGATCGTCGAGGGCGAGAAGTGCGCCGACGCCGCGTACAGCGTCGAGCTGTTGCGTGAGAAGCTGGACATCGTCAGCTGGCCCGGCGGCGGCAAGGCCACCAGCAAGGTGGACTGGTCGGTGCTCGCGGGCCGCAAGGTCATCCTGTGGCCCGACTGCGATGCGAAGCGCGTCAAGCTGACGGCCGAGCAGCGCAAGGCTGGTGTCGACCCCGACAGCCAGCCCATCGCGCCCGAGGCCGAGCAGCCAGGCACGGTGGCGGTCGAGCAGATCGCGAAGCACCTGGTCAAGCACCAGGCACGCGCGGTGCGCATCGTGCAGATCCCGGCGCCGGGTGAGCGCGTCGACGGCTGGGACATCGCCAACGCGATCGAGGAGGGCATGAGCCCCGACGACTTGTGGGCGATGCTCGGCCAGCGCCGCGCGCCTGCCTGTCTGCCGGCGAAGGCCGAAGGCACCGATACCCCATCCACGGCTCGCGCAAGCGAAGGATCGTCGCGTGCGGCCGCCGCTGCGGCGCCGGCCCGCGCGACCGTCAACCCCAACGGCCTGGCCGATTGGCGGGAGGAGCTCATCCCGAAGCCGCGTGGCGGCCTGGAGGATTGCCGCGAGAACGTTCACCTCGTCCTGCTGCATCACCCGGACTGGAAGGGCATCGTCGCCCACGACGACTTCGCCAACCGCGTGGTGAAGCTGCAGCCCACGCCGACAGGCCTGCCTGACGGCCCATGGCAGATCCGCGACGACCACCGCCTCGGCCTGTGGCTCGCGCAGAACATGGGGCTCGTCATCAAGAGCGACGGCGCCCTGGCCGGTGGCGTCACGATGACCTCCGACCTGAATCACTTCGATCCGGTGCTGAGCTACCTCGAAGGCCTGAAGTGGGACGGTACGTCGCGCCTGGACTCGTGGCTGGAGCAGACGATGAAGGCCGCCAAGCTGAACCCGCGCAGCGGCGAGTACCTGGCCGTCATTGGCCGCAAGTTCATGATCGGCGCCGTCGCGCGAGCCTTCAAGCCGGGCGTCAAGATGGACAACATGCTCGTCTTTGAAGGCGGGCAGGGGCGCGGCAAGTCGACCGCCGTCAAAATCCTGGGCGACGCGTGGTACTCGGACACGCCGCTGGACCTGGACAGCAAGGACGCCTTCATGGCGCTGTCGGGCTGCTGGTGGCTCGAATGGGGCGAGATGGACGCTCTCAGCCGCGCAGAGGTCACGCGCGTCAAAGGCTTCATCACTTCCAGCATCGACCGCTACCGGCCGCCCTACGAGCGGCGGGATGTCGAGGTGCACCGGCGCTGCGTCTTCGTCGGCACGACGAACCAGTACGAGTACCTGAAGGATGCGACCGGCGGTCGCCGCTTCTGGTGCGTGCGCATCGACGGTGAGGTCGACCTCGACCGGCTGCGCCGCGAGCGCGACCAGCTCTTCGCTGAAGCCGTGCACCGCTTCAAAGCCGGCGAGGTCTGGCACCTCTCGCCGGAGGAACAGCGCGACCTGGCCTCGCCGGAACAGGAGCACCGCGAGATCGCGGACCCGTGGCAGGCCGTCATTCAGCGCTGGCTGAACGAGCCCGAGGTCGCGATCCTGAACCGCTGGTACGCGCACAACATCCTGATCGAGGGCGTCAAGGTGCCGGTCGACAAGATCGACTCGGCGCGGAACATGAGCATGCGCGTGGCCGGGATCATGGCGCGGCTGGGCTACGTCAAGCGGCGCGACAGCTCGGGCGAGCGCGCCTATTTCTACGAGCGCGGCGAGGGCAGCAAGGTCCCCGCCATGGCGCACAGCAGCGATGAGGGCGACGACTCGCCCCTCTGACCCGATGCGCGCCTTTCAAACCCCCCAGGACCAGCTGAGCCGCGTGCTCGGCCGCGCTGCCTGGCGGTCACAACCCGAGATGGGCGGTGGGTCGACTGGACGGTGGGGAGCCGTCCAACCTCGACCAACCTCACCCGATAAGGTTGGACGGCCAGGTTGGACGGCCGCAAACCCGCGCCAGCATTGGGTTTTGCGGGATTCCGTCCAACCTCCCAACCTCGCCCCGCAATTCGCCCCCGTGTGTGTGGGCGGGTGCGTGGGAGCGGGTGTGCGCCCCCGCCCGTGCGCATCCCTGCACGAGAGCTTTGCTCCCTTGAAGGTTGGGAGGTTGGACGAAGTCAACAACCACGGGGCTTGCAGCCCGTCCAACCTTCACGACCAACCTTCTGACCGACCTGAGGTTGGACGGATTGGCCTCCACAGCAGCACCCACACCGCCATCAGCACCAGCACCACCACGATGCCCCATTCCATCGACATCCTTCTCGACAAGAGCAGCGAAGCCTGGCGCCGCCTCTGCGAAGCGCGCTCCATCGCCCGCAAGCCGGACCTGATGCAGCGCATCGACTGGCTCGACGACATCGAGCGGCGCCGCGGTCGCGATGCACGCACCGAGCTGGAGATCGAGGTCGTCCTCGAACTGCCCGACAAGCCGACCCGCCACCAGCACCTGGCCGGCGTCGAGCTGCGCCTGGGCGCCGAATACCGGCAGGGCATCGAGGCCGGCGTGCATGCGACGTGGCGTGAGCGCAAGGCGGCAGGTAGAGCTGCCATCGCCGCGCAGCTCGTTGCCGACCACGGCAAGGCCGCGGCGCACAACGGGAAGGGCGCGGCATGCTGAAGATGAACATCCGCTTCGATGCAGCGCAGATCGCGAAGGCGTTCGGCGAGCTGCAGCAGGAGCACCCGAACGTGATGGCGCAGGCCATCAACGACACCACGCGCGAGGTGCGCGACGCGCAGGTGGCCGAGATCCGCGCGAGCTTCGACAACCCGACCGCCTTCACACTGCGGGCGCTGCGCACGACCTTCGCCAGCCGGACCAAGCTGCAGGCGATGGTGTGGCTGAAGGATGGCACGTCGCGGGCGCACTACCTGATCCCGCAGATCGAGGGCGGCAACCGGCCGCTGAAGCGCTTCGAGGAGATCCTCGTGCAGGCCGGGCTGATGCGCAAGAACGAACGCGCGGTGCCGGGCGCGGCGGCCAAGCTCGATGCCTACGGCAACATGGGTCGCGGGCAGATCGTCCAGATCCTGAGCCAGCTGCAGGCCTTCAACCTCGCGGGGGCGGACGCCAACGCGACCAGCTCGAAGCGCTCGAAGGCGAAGCGCAGCAAGGTCGAGTACTTCGTTGCGCACGGCGGCGAGTCGAGGCAGGGCCGCGGATCGTGGAAGCACGGCGACAAGATGCAGCACCTGCGGCGTGGCGTGTGGGCGCGGTATCGCTTCAGCGCGGGCAGTGCAGTGAAGCCGGTGCTGCTGTTCGTCAATGGCACACGGTATGGCCGGCGCTTTGACTTCGTCGGCACGGCACAGCGCGTGATCGATGCGCGCTTCAAGTCGCACTACGAGCAGCGCATGCACAAGCAGCTCGCGAAGCTCGGGCTCGCGGCCGGAGGGCAGGGCGCATGACGTTCGCACCTCGGTCGGCGACGGCCTTGACCCCACCCCCCACCCCCCTCATCGGGTCCTCCCGGGAGAGGTCGGTCAAGGGTAATTCGAACCCCGTTTGCACTCTAGTTTCCGGGCGTTCCTAAGGGGGTTATATCCATGGGAGATCCACAGGACATGCTGTCTTCAGCAGTGACACAGGAGCAGTTCGGCGACATGGTCGGCGTGAGCCAGCCCGTCGTCAGCGAGCTGCTCGCGCGCGGCATCTTGCTGGCCGGGCAGCCGGCGGCGACTTGGCTGCGTGCGTACACGAAGCACCTGCGTGAGCAGGCCGCGGGCCGCGGTGCCGACGGCGAGCTGGCGCGCGAGCGCGCGCGGCTCGCCCGTGAACAGGCCGACCGCGTCGCGATGGACAACGCCGTGAACCGCCGCGAGCTGGCGCCGGTGTCGGTGCTCGAGCTGGTGCTCGCCAAGATGGCCGGCGACGTCGGCAGCCTGCTACAGGGCCTGGTGCCGCGCGTGCGTCGCCGTGTTGACCTGCCCGGCGAGGCGCTGCGCATTCTCGATGAGGAGGTCACCAAGGCCCGCAACCGCGCTGCGGCGATGACGCTGGCGGACGCCGAAGAAGAGCCCGAAGAGGAGGACGACGCTTGAACGATATGACCCACGTGATCGAGCTGGAGCGGCCAATGGCGCTGGCCGACCTCGGCACCGAGCAGCGCGACGAGATCAACGCCGCGCTGCGCCGCGGCCTGCGCCCGCTGGAAGCCCCGACGCCGATGCGCCTGTCGCAGTGGATGGCCGAGCACTTCTACCTGTCGGAGGAGAGCAGCTACGAGCAGGGCCGCTGGGAGGCCTACCCGTACCAGGTCGCCATTGCCGACTGCATCGGCCACGACGAGATCACGCACGTGACCTGGCGGAAGTCGGCACGCACCGGATACACCAAGATCTTCCTCGCGGCCATCGGCTACTTCGCCGAGCACAAGCGCCGTAACCAGGCGGTGTACCAGCCGACCGACGAGGATCGCGACGACTTCGTCACCACCGAGCTGGAGCCGATGCTGCGCGACGTGAAAGTGATGCGCCGCGTGTTCCCGAAGTTCAACAGGAAGTCCAAGGACAACACGATCAAGAAGAAGCGGTTCCTCGGCTGCCAGCTCCACCTGCGCGGCGGCAAGGCCGCGAAGAACTACCGCCGCATCACGGTGGATTGCGTCTACTACGACGAGACCGACGGCTTCGACCGCGACATCGAGAAAGAGGGCAGTGCGTTCCGCCTCGGCGACAAGCGCATCGAGGGCGCCACCTTCCCGAAGTCGGTGGCCGGCAGCACGCCGAAGCTCAAGGGCTTCAGCCTGATCGAGGACCGCGAGCACCAGGCCGACGTGCGCTTCCAGTACTTCATTCGCTGCCCGCACTGCGACGACGAGCACACGCTCGACTGGGGCGGCAAGGACGCGCGGCACGGGCTGAAGTGGACGGACGGCGACCCGGAGACTGTGCACCATGTCTGCCCGCACTGCGGCTTCTGCATCACCCAGGCGGAGTACCTGGCGGCGTGGAAGGGCCGCTGGAAGGCCCAGGATGGGCTGTGGATCGACGAACGCGACCCGATCCAGCTCCGCTTCAGGAATGCGGCGGACGACGAAGTGGCGCCGCCCAAGCACGTGGCGTTCTTCTGCTGGACCGCCTACAGCCCGCAGGCGACCTGGGTGAGCATCGTGCGCGACTGGCTGACGGCAGCGAAGAAGGCGCAGGCCGGCGACGACAGCGATCTCAAAACCTTCATCAACACCACGCGCGGCGAGACCTACGAGCAGGAGCTGGAGAAGACCGACGCCAGCCAGCTCGCGCTGCGCGGCAAGCACGGCCACGCCCTGCGCACCGTGCCGCGCGGCGCGGTGAAGCTCGCGATCGGCGTGGACGTGCAGGGCGACCGCTGGGAGCTGGTGGTGTGGGGCTTCGGGCGCGGCGAAGAGCTGTGGGTGGTCGATGACCTGGTCATCTACGGCAATCCAGCCGACCAGCGCGAGTGGGATCTGAAGCTGGACCCGGCGCTCAAGGCGACCTACCGGCACGTTTGCGGTGTGGAGATGTCGGCCGACGCGGTGGCCATCGACACCGGCGGCCACTTCACGCACCAGTGCTACGTGTTCGTGCGCAACCGGCCGAACCAGAACCTGTACGCGGTGAAGGGCGAGACGCGGCTGGGCCGGCCGATCAAGAGCGCGAGCGTGCTGGTCGATGTGAACGAGCGCGGCAAGACGATCCGCAAAGGCGTGCGGCTGTGGCACGTCGGCACCGACACCGCGAAGGATCTGCTCTACGGCCGCCTGCAGGTCAGCCAGCCCGGGCCGGGCTACGTGCACTTCGCGCGCGAGCTGACGGCCGAGTTTTACGACCAGCTCACCGCCGAGAGCCGGATGCTGGTGAAGACGGGCCGCGGCGAGGAGCACCGCTGGCTGAAGCCGGCCGGCAAGCGCAACGAGAAGCTGGACTGCACGGTGTATGCGCTGTTTTGCGCGCAGATGCTCGGCCTGCACACGCTCAGCGACAAGCTGTGGGCGCGGCTGGAAGCCGGGCTGGAGCCGGATCTGTTCGCCGGCGGCGGGGCGCCCGTACCGACTACGGGGAGCGATCCGGCGCCAGTGCAGACGTCTGCACAACCGAGCGCAGTGGCCGCGGCACCCCCGCCGGCACCACCACCCTTAGCTCGACCACCCGCCGTCCGTCCTGTTGTCCCGAACTCTTTCATCGTCAGCGATTCTTGGAGCAGCCGCCTGTGAGCCAACAAACCTTCCAGCACCAGCAGCAACCCCGTCCCGATGCCCACGAGATCAAGGCCGATGCGGCGACGCAGTGGGTGTTCGACATGACCGAGATCCTGCGCGATGACCTGGCCTTCCAGGAGCCGTGGGCGAGCGCCATTGCTCACGAGATCGTGCAGGGAATGCGGGCGCGGTTTGGTGGTGACGATGTCTATGTGCCTGCGCCGGACAAGTCGGCGCGAGACGAGCGCGTGCGCGAGATGTTCAACGGCCGGAACATCAAGGAGCTGATGCAACTGTTCGGGCTGGCGCGCTCGACGGTCTATCGGATCGTCGGCCAGCGGGGACGGCCATGAGCGCGGGCGGCCATGAGCACGGGCAAGCAGAGGTTGCCCGTAAGTGATATCGCAACAGGTCAGCGGGCGGCATTGGTGGCTGCCCATTCAACTGGTGCGCGACATCGACGAATTGTTGCCGCATCGATGGGTAACCCTCTCATCAGGTGACCATTTTCTGCCAGCTCGCCGACTTTCGGATATCGCTCGCGAACGCTAGCAGCCGGCCACGAGCGGCCCGTCGTGACGGACCGCTTTGCGTCGAATGTCGAGCACAGCATTGATAGTGTGTGATCAGTGAATGACAGCGCTTGTTGCACGCGTTCGTCAGCTCGATGGAACTCCGCTCCGAGCGGAGTGGCAGGACCGTCTTCTCGTACCGCAGACATCCCCTCGAACCGCGCATGGAAATGATTAGGCGACCACCTCTGGCACCGGGCCTGCGAGCGTACATTCCCCGCACTGCCCTTAGCCCCCTTCGCAAAGGGCTGGATGAGCCATCGGACCTTTCGGGACCTGATGTTGAACGCCGGTCTTACTTCGAACGCTGATGCCATCGACGCCCAGACGCCGGTGGCTCAGTACGTTCGGATGTCGACGGACCGCCAGAGGTACTCGATCGAAAGCCAATGCGCCGCCATCTGGGCGTATGCCAGCATGCACGACATGCGCATCGTCGCCACGTATGAGGACCGTGGCAGGAGTGGGTTGACGCTGCGCGGCCGCCCAGGACTTCGTCGCCTACTCTCCGACGTTGAGCGCCCAGTTGTTCCCTTCGAGGCCGTCCTGGTCTTCGATGTCAGCCGATGGGGTCGTTTCCAGGACCCGGACGAAGCGGCGGCATGCGAGCTGGCATGCAAGCGCCGGGGCGTTCGAGTGATCTATTGCGCAGAGCAGTTTGCGAATGACGGTTCGCTTGTTTCTACGGTCCTCCGAAGCCTGAAGAGAAGCATGGCGGGCGAGTACAGCAGAGAGCTGTCCGCGAAGAGCCTAGCCGGTGCCTGTGGCTCTGCGCGCAAGGGATATCGACAAGGTGGCCGCGCCGGCTTTGGCCTGCGCCGCCTCCTTCTGGATGAAAAGGGAAACGTCCGCGGCGTCCTGGATCACGGCCAGAGGAAGTACCTTGCAAGCGACCGGGTTGCGCTGGTAGCCGGACCAGCCAATGAGGTCGCAACCGTGCAGCAGATTTATCGTTGGTTCATTGACGACGGCCTGTATGAGACAGAGATCGCGACTCGGCTGAATCAACAGGGCATTCTCAGCCGACCTGGCCGCGCCTGGAACTGGGCGTCAGTCCGAGGCGTGTTGACGAACGAGAAGTACGTCGGCACGAACGTCTACAACCGCGTAACAACGCGACTCAAGACGCCGATGCAGCGCAATCCGGCAGATCAATGGATTCGTGTCAAAGGGGCGTTTCCGGCGATCGTGTCGGAGGATCAGTTCGAAATGGCGAGGCAGACCCGCTTGGCGCACGCATCTCGATTCAACGAAACTGAGATGCTCGACGAGCTGGTCAACTTGCTGACTAAGCACGGCCGACTCACGTCCACCCTGGTGGAGGGCTCTCCTACAGCGCCCACTCGAATGACCTACGCGAAGCACTTCGGAAGCCTGTCCAACGCGTACCGTCTCGCTGGCTACTTCTCTCAAAAGGATCTTTCCTTCTCTGGCATCAACCGCAGGTTGCGGCGACATCATGAACGGGAACTGAACCGCATCGCTTCCGACATAGTGCTGGCTGGCGGTTCTGCGGTGCTGGATCAGCAGAGTGGGATGCTCAGGGTGAACGGAGAGACGATGGTCGCGCTCGTCGTCGCAGCGTTCCGTCCGCGCCGAGGACACCGCGCCTGGGCGATGCAGCGCGACTACTTCCCAAAGGCCGACATCACGATCATCGAACGGATGGACGAACGGAACGAAGGCGCGTTCGACTACTACGTTCTGCCCGCCATCGATGGCCAAGCCTGCAACCGGCCGAAACGGGAGGACAACGGACGGTGGACTGATGCTTACCGATTCACATCGCTGGACCTGCTGTACAGCCTGCTTGCACAAGCGCCTGCTGGAGCGACAGAGCCGGCCAGCCGTCGCGATGTGATCGTCGTGCAATCAGTTGACCTTAGCCTCAGTCGCGAGGCGCGTGGAGCAGGCCCTGTTGCCAGTTCGTCAAATGCCTTGGCACCTATGACGGATGCAATGTTGATCGACCGCTACGCGAAATCCTGCGAAGGGCACCGAGTGCATCAGGATCGAGCGCTCGAAGCTGCAGCGCTGTTGCAGTTGAGCCGCAGGACACTCCAGAACCTGCTTTGCGACCCACAGTTTGCCGAAGCGCTATCTGCAGATCCATCGCTGCAGGTGCCGGAGCTTCTCACCTGTTGGGGTAGATACGTGGAGCGAGTTGGGTGAACCAGACGTCGATGCTTCGACACCTCAGATTCGAGCCCACATTGAGGGAACTGAATCTAGACTGCATTGACGGATGGCGGAGCCCTTCACCCCCTGATCGCCACAGCATCGAACTCCTGCAGATGCTGGAGTCCGTCGCACACATCGGCGTCGTGAAGCCGCTCGTTGCCATACCGGAAGATGCAGCACGTAGCCGCTACCTGGTTCTGGATGGAACGGCGCGCCTGGCCGCACTACGCGCAATGGGCGCAAAAGGCGCTCGTTGCGTACTACCGCTCCCCGGTCTGGCAGTCACTGATCGCCTTCGATTGAACAGACTAACGGTTGTGCAAGAACATCGAGTCATCACTCGAGCTATTGCGGCGAAGGTGCCCGTCGAGTGGCTCTCGACGGTATTCGGCGAGTCGAACGAGTCCATCGTGCTGCGAACACGAACCATGAACGGCGTTAGCGCCGACGTACTGCGTCTGCTTGAAGACAAGCCAACAAATCACGAGGTTTTCAGGCACCTTAGACGGGTAGAGGAGGAAGCGCAGCTCTTTGCAGCAAACGCGATGGTGATGCTCGATGAGTACTCGGCGCGCCTCGTCAAGGCGGTGTTGAAGGTCCGCGATCGACAACTGCATCCCATCACGGAGCTCCGGCAGTCCTCCGAGGCCGAGAAGCTTCCGCGCGTGATGGACATGCACGAACAGCTCGCATCGCTTGCCGCCGCCACGACAGACGTTCAGAAGTCCAGCAGCTCGACGGTCCTGGAACTGGTGGTGATCAGGTCGCACATCCGGCGGCTCCTAGCCCGCCCAAACATTGTCGGTTGGCTGGTGGCGAATCGCCTTGAGGACTTGCGCGTGCTCCAGGAGATCGCCAATATGAAGAAGCTTCCGATTTCGAGGTAGCGCCACGACCCTTGGTTTGGCGCCAAAGTGCGGCAGCATCATCTCTATACCAGCGCTGGGCGGCGCATATCGCTGCGGCGCTTGCCAAGGCGCTGAACTTGGTGATGATGAAGGGATGCGTTACGTCGCCACTGCAGCCGGCCTTCTCGTCGCTTCTGTCGCCACCTGGCGCCTCGACGGACGGGTGCCGGAGACTTTGCTGATCGGTCTTCTACTCCTGAGCATCGCGACCGTGCTCTGGGTCTGGCGCAGGTGAACGCTTTTCACACCCAAGTGTCCCTGACCGTCATCCGAAGGAGGAAGCCCCTGGAGCACCGCGGCAGCACGCGTTCGACCAGCGGCGGCTATCGGCAAGCGCCTCACGCGTCAGAACCGATCTCAAGAATTCTGGGGAAGGAAGGCGCGAAGACCGAGACGCATTCCTGGAAGCCCGCAACTAGGAACTCGGTAGGCTTCTGTAGCACATGCTGGGTATAGAAGTCGGGGCGAGTCGCTTCGAGATCGAACCAACCGCCCGACTTGACTGCAAAGAGCCAACTTGACTTTAGGAAGTCTGCCGGCATCCCGTGCCACGTAGAAACCAGATCGAGTTCATCCAACATTCGTAGACCAATCACCGCGTCGAACTCGACGATGCAGGAGCGCCCGGAACGCCGCGATGCTACGACGATTCGTGTGGGTTGCTCTCCGTCGCTCCAACGAAGGTCCGTGACCTTGACGGCGTCATCGTTGAACGGAACCAGGACGGCGGCGAGAGGGAAATCGGGCATGGACTACTGCATGCAGGTTAGCGTCGAGCGACCTTATCACCATCGTGCGTTCTGCACGCCTTCCAGACGTGTTGTCACTGAATGACCGCTTCGCGGCGTCAAGTTCGAGGTTCCGACCGACAGCAACGGGTCGGATGCAGGCATCCACGGCCGGCCCGGGCGAACGTCCGGTTCGCGGCCGGGCATCTCGACACCGCGAAGGGCGGCTCAGGGTCGGGTACTGACCTGCAGAGCCACGCGCGGCGGTGATTGTTCGATTGCTGCATTCATGGAGCACAGAATTCCGCGGATCGCGATTCTTCCGCGCTGCCGCAAATTCGAGAATGCGAGCTGAGCGCGGCCGCCGGCCGCGCGCCGCCATCCTGGAAGAAGGAAAGTACCCTTGAACCACGACACCCCGACCACGAACCCAGCCGAACGCCATCGGGCCGACGCGCGTCGCCGCCTGCTGCGATTCTTTGCCGGCAGCCCGCTGCTGACAGCTTCCGCCGCTTCGGGGCTGGTAGCCGCACTCGGGGCGAGTGCGGCCTCGACAGCGTCGGCGCAGAGCTATGACACCCTCCGGGCGCAGAACAAGAAAGTGGGAGATGTCATCGAGGCGCCCGAAGACGCGCTCAACGTAATGGACTTCGAGGCGGCGGCGCGCAAGGCAATGTCCGGAATGCCTGCTCACTGGGCCTACCTCGCCACCGGAGTCGACGACGACTTTACGTTGCGTGCCAACCACGATGACTACGAGAAACTCCAGATCCACGTTCGCCGGCTGGTGGACGCTAGGCGGATCGACACGAAGGTCCGCCTCTTCGGCGCGGAGTACGCGAGCCCCATCTTCCTGTCGCCCGTCAGTAGCCAGGGCGCGTTCCATCCCGAAGCAGAGCTACCCGTCGCGCGTGCCGCAGGGGCCCTCAGACACCTCATGGTCCTGTCGACATCGGGCAACACCGCTCCGGCTGCCGTGGCAAAGGCTCATGGCAGCCCGATCTGGTTCCAGCTCTACCCCACCGATGATTGGAACGTGACGCAGTCCCTCGTCCGGCGCGCCGAAGAAGCCGGCGTGACCGCTATCGTGTTGACCGTGGATCGACAGGGAGGCCGCAATACCGAGACCTTGTTTCGCACTCGGCGCCAGGATGATCGGCCGTGCGCGGCCTGCCACGCCGGCGGCTTTGCAAACGAGGTGTCGCGTAAGCCAGCGTTCGAGAACATCGATGTATCGCGCGTCACCAATCTCTACGGCACCGGTATGACCTGGGATTTCGTCGCCAGGCTGCGCGCCTCGACCAAGGCGCGTATCGTCCTCAAGGGCATCATGAGTGGTGACGATGCCGCACGCGCGTTGCAGGCCGGCGTCGATGGCCTCATCGTCTCGAACCATGGTGGCCGTGCGGAGGAAAGCATGCAGTCGACGATCGGCGCGCTGCCGGACGTCGTCAAGCGGGTGAAGGGGAAGATTCCCGTGCTGGTCGATGGCGGCGTGCGGCGTGGCACCGATGTCTACAAGGCGCTGGCACTCGGCGCCACCGCGGTGGGCATCGGCCGGCCCTACTGCTGGGGACTCGCGGCCTTCGGCGAACCCGGTGTCGCCAGTGTGCTCAGGATCCTGCAGCGCGAGTTCGAAACCATCATGCGCCAGGTCGGCGCGACCGACCTGCGGCAGATCGCGCGCGGCAGCGTGTCGCCGCGCGGCTGA